GGGACGTGAATCTGGACCATATCCGCGACATAGTGCATCTCCTGGATACATTTTTTTCCGGATCGCCGTTGCCCAAGGGCATGATGGGTTATACCGATGGTCTTGCCCGCGACATCCTCGATGATCTGAAGCGAGATTACTATGATGAGGTGGATGTTCTCCAGGATACCCTTTCTTTCGGATACGAGGCCGGCTTCCGGCTGCACCTGCTGCTGAAAGGCATCAATCCCGATGCTGAGGATTTCACCATCACCTTCGCCGAGCGGCGTACAGAGACGGCCACTCAGACGACAGATCGCGGCCTGAAACTGAAAGCCCTGGGATTGCCTCAAGGAATGGTGTGGGAAGAACTCGGGTATGACCCCGCATATGTAGAGCAGCGCCGGAAGTCGGAAGCCAAAAACTATGATCCATACCCCGACGCGGGGGGTGGTGCCAATCCCCCGCGGATGAGCATCACGCCAGGCAATGGGCGCAAGGGTGAGAGCGCGACGGATATAACAAACAGATGAGGAGATTTTATGAGTAACGCCATGCAACTCGAGCAGGTTCCGTCGAAATATATTCCGTTTGTTACCCGGCCAATTGAGATTTTGGCCGGGTCGTCCGTTCCCTTATCCTGCGCTTCTACTAGCGTTGACGAAACGCTGGCGTCATTTACCATCGCAGCGGGCGTCCTAGGTGAAAATTCTATCCTTCAGATCGAACCGCTATGGACGTTTCCGTCGAGTGCGAACAGCAAAACTCTAAAGATCAAAATAGCCGGTGTCACGGTCTACGCAGCGACTCGTACCACATCGACGAGAGAGGCTCCGCTCTTTGTACTGTCAAATCGCAACTCACTCAAATCACAGATTCAGCCGTATGACAGCGGTTACGCCGTTGCCGGATCGGGCACCCCACAGACCTTCACCATAGATTTTTCAGTCAACGTTACTGTCGAGATAATAGGACAGAGGGCGAATGCGGGCGAAGTGTTGACACTGGAATACTTTCGAGTTCTTCACTTCGTGAGTGATTAAGAATGACGACATGGTATTTCGATTCGGATTTAGGCTCCGACGGGAACACAGGAAAGAGCCAGGACAAACCGAAGCAGAGTTACGATACCTTTGCGAATTCCGGTTTTCCGGGCGCTGCGCAGGGAGATCTATACCTTTTTAGACGCGGGAAGCAACAGGTCGCCTCAAGCGCGAACGTTGCGGTAGGGTCCGGGGCGAGCACGACGAACCGTACAAAATGGGGCGTCTATGGAGTTTCACAGGTGCCATACGCAATATGGACGCCGCCGCCCTCCGGGCCGATGAACAACGCCTACATCCTGAACATGTCCGGCAGGAGCTATGTGGACATGGAGGACCAATATTTCGACGCGCTGAACCGTGCGACGTACACCCTATATCTTTTCGCGAGCGGGGCAACTCCGAACTCGGGGCACGCTTTTCGTCGTTGTTTTTTTATGAACGCGGCGCCCGGGGCCGGGGGCACCGGCCTACATTTTGGTGGAACGGACACCTCAACTGGCGATACTGGCGATTATCTTTTTGAGGATTGCGGGTACGGAAATAACCCCGTCCATGGGATGCTGATCGCCGGCGCTCATGACGTGACCGTTCGCAGGTGCAAATTCTGGGGTAATGGATTCAATGCGCCCGCAGGCGGTCACGGCCTTTCTTCGAAGTATCGACTGCAAGAATTTACAACCTCAGGCTGGACGCAATCCGGGCTTGTCTGGTATCGCGCACTCGCGGCCTACCAAACGGACGTTTATTACGTGATTAGCGGGGTGAATGGCTACGGCCGCCTGGTGAAGAATACCGTCACCCCTGCCACCCCAGCGGCGGGAGAGTTTGGGGTCGCGGGTGGAAATCTGTACGTCAATCTGAACTCAGTCACTAACCCGGCAACGCAAAATGTGCGGTATTTCTGGGGTCGCTGTTATAACCTTTTGATTGAAGATAACGAGGCCTGGGAAAACATCAATGATCCTATCTCGCCTTTTGTCGAAGGGCATGGCATTGCTCTGGATAATTGTGCGGACGATTCGACCGTGCGCAGGAATAAATGCTGGCGGAACGGCGGCGCGGGGATCTCTTGCAATCTGGGAGACAGAAATCTTTTAGAGGCAAATATTGCGTACGAAAATCAGGCTTCCGGAGTCGTCATGGCTTCCGCGCACGGCATCTTGGTGTACCACAACACCCTGACAAATAATAATCTGGGACCATCAGGGATTCGCAACAATGGAGAGATAACTGCCTTCCCGAATTGCAAGAACGGGGAAGTAACGAACAATATTCTTAAAGGACGCGGGCAATATGGAGTGGACATTTTCCCAGACGTCACAGGCTTTACCGGAGATACGAACTGCATTCATGGATATGACAGTGCGGATCGTGCGTCCATCTTGACCAACACGATAATCGCTGATCCGCTGCTAGATTCGAATTTCCGGCCGCGCTCCCCCCGCCTTATTCGCTCCGGAAGACATCTTGGAAGAAAAGACTTCAACGGCAAGCGATTCTACAACCCCCCGAATATCGGGGCGGTGGATGACGTGACGCCAATGCCGCGCTATTTGATGACATACAATGGCCGATAGGCAGGTTCAAGCCGCCATCAAGCGCGCCACCGTTACCGCGCAACGCTCCATGGACAGGCTCGATGCTGATGCGCTGCGGGAACTTCAGCAACTCTATCAGCAGGCTGCCGCCGATCTGCGCACGCGCATTGCAGCAGCTGGTGGAGGAGATGGAAACATTGCCCTGGCCCAGCTGCAGGACGTGTTGACGCAGGTGAATGAACGGCTGAGGTCTTTGGCATCCGCGCGCCATGCGTTGCTTGATAATGGGCTTGAGAATGCGGCGCGCTTCGGTACCGCGCCATTGACCGCTGCCGGCGCCGGGGTGCAGTCGGAGGCGATGTTGAGTTCAGCCGCGGCAATGCGAATATCAGACGAGGCGCTGCGTTTCGTGCGCACTTTCATAGCCGAGGATGGCCTGCAGTTGTCCGATCGGATATGGAGGCTCGATCGCCATGCGCGCGACGTAGTGATCAACGCAATTGAAATGGCAGTCATCGAGGGCCATGGTGCAGTGCAGGCCGCACGTGAGCTGCTGATGCGGGGACAGTCGGTGCCGATGGAACTCGCCGATAAAATGAAGGCCGCCGAGGGCGCCCGCATCGGTAAAACGGTTGCGAGCGTGCTGACCGGCACCGGCAGCCCGATGGATAACGCCATGCGCTTGATGCGCACCGAGATCAACCGGGCCCACGGCGAAGCCTACATCGCCGGAGCATTAGATCATCCCGACACTGCCGGGGTGCGCTTCCTGTTATCCCCAGCACATCCTGAACCTGATATCTGCGACTTGCATGCCACCGCCAATCTGTACGGACTGGGACCGGGGGTTTATCCGAGCCGGGAAAAATGCCCATGGCCAGCCCATCCAAATACGCTCTCCTACGTGGAAATCGTATTCAAGGATGAAATCACGGAGGCGGACCGGGCAGGCAAGGAAACGATGGAGCAGGCGCTGGCACGGCTGACCCCCGAGCAGCGCAAGGGGGTATTGGGCGCCAACAAGGCCAAGGCATTCGAGGCTGGAATTCGAGGGCGTGCCAAGCAGGGAGCAGTCATTGCCGCCGCGTACGAGACCGCAAAAGCTGGAGGCAGGCATAACGGATGGTATAAAAGCTATCGCCAGCAAGGCGAGAGGCAACTGCTGAAGGGGATACGCAAAATCGAAAAACAGATTTCAGCCCATGAAAACTGGATTGCAAATCCACTGTCCAAGGCACAGAATTACAATGATATGGATCCGCGTGAGCGGGACGGGCTGATAGAAGGATGGAGGGAAGATATCCGGCGTCAGCGGGAACACATCGATATCCTGCGTGGTATTCTGGAGGAGCGAAAGAATGAGTGAAGAGTCCAGGCTGGCACATGACTATGCCTCGATAGCGAACGCCATGATCCGGGTGGCGAAGACGCGCGGGCTGGAAGACCGGGGAGGAGATCACGGCCTTGCCTGCTATCAGTTACTTGAGACAGCAATTTCGGAGGCGGACGTGTGGGACGTGCCGCTTGCGGAAATTGGATTGGAAGGATTCGACACGAATGTCCTGCTGAGCCGCAAGAAACCTGGGCACCAGGCGACCAGCGGCAAGCTTTCCCCCACGGCACCCCGCGTAACGGCTGATTGGCAACATTACTGGTCGATCATCTACAACATGGTCTATGTCGCGAAGGAGCGCGGCCTGGGGAAGCCGGGAAGCGGCTACGCACTCGCCTGCCACCAGGTGCTGGCTGCCGCGATATCACAGGCTAAGGCACTCAAGGTGCCGCTTGCCGAAATCGAATTGGAGGGATTCGATACAGGCGACCCCTTCGGCGTGCGCAAGGCGCTCCTTCACGAACCCGCCTGATCCCACTTCAATCGCCAAAAAGCCCGCTCGAGGCGGGCTTTTTTATTGCCCATACCATCCACATTTTCTGTGGATAACCCTGTGAACGCCCTGTTAGCGCCATCTCTATCTCCTTGCTGCTTCAGCTATAGCAGGCATTGGTGCATTTACGTGCCGTGATCCTCCCTGTTTATGTCTTGAGCTTTACCCGATTATCCCGATCAGTCCACCGCGGGTAATCAGCAGCTGGCTCGCTCGCCCTTCCTCTGATCGCCCGCGGCACGGACCCCAACGGAGGTCATCATGCTATCGCTGCGAATCATCCGATTGTCGGAAAACCAAACCGGGACAGTGAGATTCCTGTCCGGACTCCATGTGACGCTGGAGGAAGGGAAAAAGACGAGCTGGGTGACTGTGACTCGCACCGGCACATTCAGCGACTCCCGCTATGGCCAGTTCGAGATCAGCCGCCATATGCTCGGGCAGATTGTCGAGAACTTCGATAAGCGCGTATATGGGCAGGACATCTTCTACGATGTTTCCCACAAACCCGACAATGGCGCTGCGGGCAAGGTATTGCAGCTGAAGCTGGAAGGCGACAGATTGCGTGCCCAGGTGGAATGGACTCCCTATGGCATCGATGCCATCAAGAACAAGGGCTACGCCTACAGCTCGATCGAGTACAACGAAAATTTCCAGGACAACGAGAGCGGACAAAAGCACGGCGCCGTGATGATGGGTGCCGGACTGGTGACGCGCCCGGTGGTCAAGCGGCTCGATCCTATCCAACTATCCGAAGCCAGCGATGGGGATGTTCCCACGCTGATTCATCCCGAATTGCAATCCACTTTATTACAGGAGATTCAAGTCATGCATAAGAAATTATCCGAAATTCTGAGTGCGGCGCTCGCCGCCATCGTGGCGCTTTCCGAGCCGATGCGCGTTCAGTTGCTCACCGCATTCGAGACAGCCGTGCAGCCCGTGACCGATGAGGTCAAGGCGAAGCTGTTGATGGATGCCTTCGCGGAATCGGGCAAGAAGCTCGGCGAGCAGATCGACGCCGCCCGCGCAGCCGGGGAGAAGGATATCAAGCTATCGATCGAAGTTCCGAATCTTGCGGGAGGATTGATCGCCGATGATGTGAGAAAACTCATGGCGGATGAGACTGCGCGCCAGGCGGAAGAATCCAGGAAGTTTTCCGAGAAACGCGCCTGCAACGTCAAGCTGCTGACCGATACGATCAACGCCGCCACGTCCTTGGATGAGGGCACGAGGAAAGAGCTGGCAGAAACTGCGATGGACCTGATTACCGCGGAAATGACAGCGGATCAGGTGAAGAAGCTGGCTGAATTGCAGATCTCCCAAGGAAATCATATTGCCGCAGCCAAAAAGCTGGCTGGCATGGGTTTCCAGTGGCCCGCCGGCAGAGTGCATATCGCTGTGGATTCCGGCAATGAGGTCAAGGCCCTGCAGGAGTCGGCAGACAAGCGTCTCGGCCTGTCAGGCATGCCGGCCGCGCGGCGGTTCTCCAATACCGGTGGTCAGCTGCAGGCGGTGAACAAGGATTTTGCCGAAAAGGTTCTGGCGGAGTTCGACGTCGCAAACGGCGCGCAATTGCATGCGGAGCATAAATTGCTGGCGGCCGGGGATGGAGTCGTTTCCGACGTCGCGGTTCCGGCAATTTTCGAGCGCACGGTGATACGCGAGGCGCTCTATAACATGATCGGACTGCAATTCGTGAATGCCGGCACATTGCCTTTTTCTGCCTCGGCCTTGATTCCTTACAGCTATCGCGATACCAGCGCCGCCGGCATCAACAGCACCCGGGTTTACGAAGGTGGATCGATTCCGCGTGCCGGGGTAAAGCAAACCAGCGAAACCGCTTATCCGCTCCCTCAAAAAATAGCGTTCGAGGTGAGTGACGAGTTGCGCTACCTGACCAGCAACGGACAGCTCGATTGGGACGCCGTATCGGAAAACGCACGGAATGCATCCCGCATTATCGGAGAGGACGGTGAACGCTTTATCTTCAACGAGATACTCAATGCGTCGGATCAGTATGCAACCAGCGATGTGGTCAATGAGGCTGCAGGCACCGGCAACGGTACCAAGAGCATCTGGCCTCTGGCGCAATTTCCCGTTGTGCGCCCGAAAAAGATTTATGACCTGCAGGGCAACCAGGTAGGCACCACGCTGTATCCGATCACGGTAAAGAGCAACGCTGTGACGATAACCGAGTATGACGGTACCAATACACAATCAGCCGGCCTCTATTACTGGATGGATTACAACCTGGGCGAGATCCACTTCGTCAACCAGCTCGGCGTGCCTTCCCCGAACACCAGTACCCATGCGATCGTGGCGACCTATAGCTACACCACCAACGTGTACAAATTCGATACCGATCAAGGGTCCGTGGCCACCGATCTGTTCTGGGACAGTTTCCTGTACCGCTACGGCCTGCGCAAGAATGTGATCGAGTCCGACCGCTACTACATGGCCAATTTCGGCCTCATGTCCGGCACGGTTCGCACACAGATCGAACAGGCACGCAGCTTTGTCGAGATAGGCCAACGCAACGGTACCGATCTGGACGGTTCAGGCAATCTCGGACGGGTCAAGGATGTTCCCAATTTCCGCACCACTGCGCCAGGCCTGGCGATGGGTGACCAGCGCATCATCATCGGCGAACGGGGCCAGACGCGCTACCGGATGATGAAGCCCTGGGCCATGGGACAGCTGCAGGATCAGCGCGACAGTAATGGCCGCTTCACCGGCAAGAAAGAGGCGTACGGCGATCAGTTTATTGTGCTGCATACGCCGACACAGTTGAAGGGGGCTTACACCTCCATCGCCCTGTTCAGCACTACCGCGCGCGTCTCCCGTTGATCGTAATGCAAACAGCATGAACCCGGAAGCTGCCGGGTTCTTCAGTCATATAGCATATGAGGTATCCCATGAAAACCCCCGTTCACAACAACACCCGCATGCCCATCTATGTCGGTACTTCGATGATTCTGCCGGGTGAGACCCGGCATTTTCACGAGCATGAGGTCCCGCATAATCTGCGGCCGGCGCCTTCAGTCGAGTCGCCTGAAGAACCGCCTGCCGATCCCCTGGCAGACCTTCTGAAATCGAATGTGTCTGACGTGGCATCAGCTCTGCCGGGATTATCCGATACCGATCTGGAGCGGCTCGGCGAACTCGAGCAGCTTTCAAGTTCTCCTCGCAAGGGTGTTCTGAGCGCCGTTTCAGAAGAAATACTCAAACGCGCCGAAGTTAAATCCTAGTCATGCCTGAGCTCATGTCGCGCGCGGAGCTGATCTCGGATCTATCCGAGAGCCTGCACGATGCATCCGAGATATTCACGGCTGAGGATGGCGGAGATTTTCGCCGTCTGCTGGATGCAGCCGCGCAGGATATGGGACGGGTGCGCCCGCGCACGCTGCTCGGGACGCTTGCCCTGGTGGCTGATCAGCAGGCTTATGCGGCCCCGGTGGATATCCTGATGTTCAAATCGGCATTGTGGGGAGTGGGCCGCACCTCGCGTCCCTGGGAACGTTCCTGGACAGGGTATTTGCCGAACGTGCGCCTGGCAGTGAATGGCGGCGTACGCGAATTGTATTTGTTGCCGGCTCCTACCTCACACCAGATTGCCATGTTGGGATCGATCTACAAATTTTATTATTTCGCGGCTCACATCATATCCGCCGATGCAGCCGAAACGACGGTTGCGCAGGGTGATCGTGGCCTACTGTTGTTGCGGGCGCAGGCAGAAGCCATGCGGGAATTAGCCACGCGGAATGCAAGCAAGCCGGTTTCCATGCGGGATGGGATCTCGGGCGGAACTCGAAACGGCACGCCGACGTACTTATTCGAGGCCCTGATGCGGGAATTCGATTCCAGGGTGCAATAAAAAAGGCGATGACAAATGGTAAATGGAGAAAAAGTGGAAGATGAAAAGCCGCATCGCAAGGGCGCTTCCAACTTCACACTTACGCTCAGCGGCATCCTGAGCATCAGCGGATTGTTGGCGTCTGGGATAGCCACATACAACACGATCCAGAATGACCTCACAGGCATCAAGCGCGGTGAGGTTTATCAGGAACAGACGAATAAGCGGCTGGAAGATGATATCAAATCTCTCCGGCAAGATCAGAGGGAGACGAGTCAGGAAAATCGCGAAACGATGCGCGAGTTCAATGAAAAGTTGGACCGGATTGCTCATCAATTACTAAGGAGAAGGTGATGCGATACGCATTTTTGATCGCCGCCATCATTCTGGCGGCTTGTACTGTTCCACTGAGTGAGCAAAAACCCATGTCCGCCCCACCGAGTGAGCAAAAGCCCATACCGGTTTCCCCGCCCGTCGATATTGCAGCTCCGCAAGAGAATCATCCGAAGCTGAAACAGCAGATTCAAAAGATGACTCCGGCTCCCGCGCAATCCGACCATCCTTGCGTTGGTATAAAAAGCGATGATCCAAAGAGTGACGTGAAGGCACAGCTGGAGTGCCTGGAGGAGCATGGATAATTGGATCGTGCTGCACAGCATGAGGCGCTGTTGAGATGATCAAGCCGACTCCGACCCAGGCCCGCGCCACTGTTGCCATGATGGTGCTGGCCGCCTCCACCTTGGTAGGAATTGCGGTCCACGAGGACTACCGGGAGGAGGCCTACATTCCCGTGCCCGGCGACGTGCCAACTATCGGATTCGGCTCCACCGCCGGCGTCAGGATGGGCGACAAAACCACGCCCGCGCGCTCACTGGTAAGGCTGCTGGATGAGATCGAGGGAGTCTATGCCGCCGGAGTCAGGCGTTGCGTTACCGTGCCGCTGTACCAGTATGAATATGAAGCCTACGTGCGCCTGGCGTACAACGTTGGCGTTCCCACATTCTGCCGCAAAGCTGCACCGGGAAAGCCGCCCAACCTGATCGATCTCATCAACTCCGAGCGGTATGCCGAAGCATGCGCACGAATCGAGGCATTCAAATATGGGCCCAGCAGAAAGGTACTTCCAGGCCTGGTGAAAAGACGGGCAGAGGAGCGGGCAATATGTGAAGGGAAAAAGGCGGGATGACCCCTGTTGGTGTTCCTCCCATCGATTTTCACTGGCAAAGCGGGACCTCAACGATTGAGTGGATTGTATTGCCGGACAGGAAAACTGGTCTTGGATCTGGCCTCATACGCTACCTCAACTATAGGCACTTTCCAGACAATTTGCCTTATCGCGGTGTGACGACGATAGCAATCAAAAATTGGGTGTTCGAATTCAAAGGGGCCTGCTTCTGGCGCAAGGGCGACCGTCCCTTCCGCGAAGAGCACGAGGACATCAAGGATCATCTTACGAACCCAGATCCGAAGAAGGGCTGGGGGATGGAAGGATTCGCTCTCAGGCAAAAATCAGGGGGGCGGATAGTTGTAAAGCGGTACCGATGGAGAAATAAAGGTGCCGCCGTTGTAGGGGGCAATGGTGCCCAAAAACTTAACTGTGGAGAAATGAAAATGCAGCAGGAAGATAAAGTTCAAGAAGGTCGTTTGCTGGTCGGGGTATCGTTGACCGCTCACAACGCGGATGGCACGGTTTTTGCCGTTCATGGGCATAAGTTCAACATGACCGAGGCACAGTTCGCCTGGCTTCAGGATAGTCTGGATGGGGGCACCATCGCCGATCTGAAGAAGATTCGGGATGAGAGACTTGCGGCCCAAGCCAAGGCAGCAGCCGATCAAGCCGCAGCCTAAGTCCAAGGCAGGTCATATAAAGAGCGCCAGCCATGGCGCTCCTTTTCCTTTACCAGGAGCTATAAATGGCCAAATATGCTCACGCCGACGTCCTGGACGGCGGCCTCAATGCGATTAAGAACAATGTACTTCGTATGCTGTTGCTCAAGGCATACGCAGCAGGTGACAGCTACGCGACGGTGACTGGCAATGCAATTTGCTCAGTCGTCATGGCATCGGGAGATTTCACTCTTTCTGGGGCCGACAACGCGCCGCGAGTCCTAACGACCACCGCTAAGAGCGGAACGGCATCTGCCGGATCTGGTGCGACTCCAAACCTGCATATCGCTTTTACCGATAACGTAGGAAAAGTATTGTGGGTTACGGATGAAACGAGCGACCAGGTCGTTACCAGTGGAAACACGATCAATTTCCCGTCCCTGACTTACACCAGCGGCCAGCCGACTTAAATTCTAGATGTCGCGTTCGCTCGTACAGTACGTCCCGCCGTCATCAATCCCCAGCGGATCGGTAACCTTTACCGCAACTGCTGGGGATCTACTTGATGCGGAGATTCATTGGAATACTGGCGCCAACCTAAGCAGCGTTACCGACTCGGATGGTAATACCTGGTTTGTAATAGCGGGCTCAAAGGTAACGAATGCTGACATTACTGAGACTATCCAGCAGGCGTGGTGTATAGCGAAGAACTCGGGTTCTTTAACCGTAACGGCAAATATGTCGAGCGGTTCTGCCCGGAGCATTGCCGTATTCGAGCTTCGCGACAGCTCAGGAACACTGGAATTCGGTTCGGCGGTAAGCAATAGCGGGACATCATCCTCGCCGTCGAGTGGAAGCCTCACGACCGAGACGAATAACGAGACCGGCATCGTGATGATCAATACGGCAAACTCGCAGCCGGATGACGCATTGCGCGGTCCTCTCGGCGGATTCGCGGTTCCATCCGGCGGAGCTTACACGCCATACTGGTATGCCGCAGAAGCTTATCTACTGGACCTTGGGGCGGCTGGATCGGTAACCGCGACCTGGAACATGCAAGGGATATCTGTCCCGTGGTCTATGAACCTGGTTACATTCCGGATCGCTGCGCCTCCGGTAACTCTTACCGGATCGAGCTGCAATCAGGGAAACGCCGGCGGGACCGGGGCGGTTACCGTAGACACTGCGTTTCACGGCGCGAATTGCATGCAGGGAAATGCCGGTTCAGCCGGTGCAATTACACAAGTACAAACCCTCACGGTTGCGAATTGCGTTCAAGCGAATTTGGGCGGTACTGGGTCCACCGATCCTTATTCGCGCCTCAAGGGACTGCTCCGGTCAACACCCCTGAACCAATGGGTTCAGGCCAACCTGAACTCCTTTTATGACGCGGCCGTTCTCCCGGGTGATAGGGCTGTAGATCCGGGCAATCAGGCCTCTGTGGTTTATGCCTGGTCCAGTTTTGGGTGGGATGAGAAGAAAGCGCGCCTGCTGCTCTGGGGTGGTGGCCACGCGAATTATACTGGCGATGAGCTTTACGTCTGGAATGGAGATACGGGCTTGTGGGACAGGGCCTGCCTTCCGACAAAGATCGATGCAGCTGACCCGGATCTGCTGCTTCCTTCGAAGGATGCACCCCAATCCAGCCACACATACGCCAACAACCAATATCTCTATAACCAGGATGTGTTCGTTACGTTCGGCGGCGCCGCGGCGAACAGTGGAGACGCATTCACCGAGCTTGTGACTGCGGATCCTCGGGTAACCCGGCATGTGGGGCCTTTCGCTTTCGACATGCATGTTGCTGACCCCAATAAGGTGGGCGGGGGCAACGGCACTGGATATAACGTTGCGAGGCTCGGTTCAGGCGGGTGGCATAACCGGCGGGATCTGGTCGACGGCTACCCGATAGACACGCTCGATCATAAGCAAGGTGCATCGGCCTATGTGAATGAGGGTGGTACTGATGTGTGCTACTTCACCATGGGCGGGGCGTCTGGCTTCCCCAATTGGTACAAGTACACCTTCGGTGATATCCGAGGCGGAACCGCACGTGACACTTGCACCAAGATAGGCGTCACATCGAATAGCGTCATATTCGATGGATTCATGGTTCACGACTCCAAGCGGGGAATGCTGTATCGACAAGGTGCAACTCTCTCTGGGAAGACCTCTGAAATCGCGGTAATGCCGGTAACTGCGACCGGGTCAACCGCCGATACGCCGATCCAGGTGATCGATGAGCTTGGCAACCCTTTCCCGATGGTTCTCACACCGACTGTGTATGCCACACGGTACGGGGCGGTATACGATGATGCAAACGACCGCATCTGGCTGTGGGATTCGAACGGAACGAATCCCGGCACGGTTTTCTATATCCCGCTGCCAGCTTACGACCCCGGTACCGGATGGGCGTCGACCACCTGGACAGCCTATCAGATAGACCCGGCAGGGTTGACGCCGAGGGGCGGTCATATCAATGGCGTCCTCGGCAAGATGAAGTTTGTGCCGACTCTGGGCGCGTTCGTTGTGCTGGACAGCACGGAAGCAACACACGTTAATGAGCCGGGCGTGTGGTTCTTCAAGACTTCTGAAGCTCCGGCAAATCTGGTCGGGGATTCAAGCATCCAGGGCAACACAAGCAGCCCAGGAGCGATAAGCCAGGCCAGCTTGGTACTGGGAGAGAATTGCAGTCAAAGCAACGTAGCCTCTGCTGGGGCGATCTCGATCAGCTCAGGCATTACCTTAACCCCTGCAAACGCGGCTCAAGCAAATGAAGGAACCGGCAGGGCAATATCGATAAGCGGGTCCCTCATTGCGGCCCCCAGCGTTCAAGACAACGTGGCAGCGGCTTCTGCAATTGTTCAGGCTCATATTCTCGCTGCTGCGTCATCAAGTCAGTCTAATGCAGGTAGCAGCGCATCAATCGGCGTGGGCGACCCTATTATTTTGGAGGTTTCGATGTCGAGCCAAGCGAATGATTGCAGCACTGGCGAAATAAGCACATCGATTACTTTTGCCAGCGACTCGCGCTTTATTTCGGCTGCCAGGCCTCGCGGTTATATAGCCGGCATTGTTCACTAAGAGAGGATCGCGTGCTCGCATCCAAGGATCCAGAAGAAAGCATTGTCCTGACGTTCGATTTTTCAGCCATCGCGCAGACGATCGCGAATCCGGAAATCACTGTTGATGTGATCTCGGGTGCAGATTCCGATCCCGACACTATGCGCTCGGGGGATCCGCAAATATCGGGAGCCAAGGTGCTGCAGCAGATAGTGGGTGGGGTGGATGGCGCGGACTATCATTTTCGGTGCATAGTCGAGTCCGGCATCAATAAGCCAGTTGTTCCTGCGACATTGAGAGTCAGGAGGCGGTAGAGTTTAGAAAGCGGCCGGATCCATGTTGACGCATGAATCCGGCCACAATAACCCACAGGATATAGCTGTGAGCCATAGCCAAGGCTTTCCGCCTGTCGACACGGCAGCGGGAGTCTAGCATAACCATGAAAGAGGCTCGCAATGACATCCTTGCCCATCATCCCGTGGATTGGCGGCAAAAGGCGCTTGGCTGCACGAATCCTGCCGTTATTTCCATCCCATACCTGCTACGTCGAGCCATTCTCCGGCGCAGCTGCGCTGTTCTTCATGAAGGAGCCGTCCAAAGCTGAAGTATTGAACGATATCAATGGGGAGTTGATTAATCTTTACAGAGTGATACAGCGCCACCTGGAAGAATTTATACGTCAGTTCAAATGGGCACTGTCAAGCCGGGAAATATTTCGATGGCAACAAATTACCCCTATTGAAACCCTCACTGATATTCAGAGGGCGGCACGTTTTTATTACCTGCAAAAACTATGCTTTGGGGCTCGCATCGAAAATCAATCACTTGGTACAGCAACCACCTCGCCACCTCGGCTCAACCTGCTGCGTTTGGAAGAGGATCTCAGCGCGGCACATTTACGGCTCGCTCGCGTCACTATCGAGCGCTTGAACTGGACCGAATGCATCGAGCGGTACGATCGTCCCCATACTCTTTTTTATCTTGATCCTCCCTATTGGGGAACCGAAGGATACGGGGTTCAATTCGAGCTCGATCAATACGGCCGTATGGCAGAGATGGCCCGGTCAATCAAGGGAAAGGCAATCATCAGCGTCAACGATATTCCCGAGATGCGCCAGGCATTTGGGAAATTCAGGACTGAATCAGCCCATATCAAATATACCGTCGGTGGTGTGCAGGGACGCGCCAATCGAGCTGAATTGATCATCTGTAACTGGTAGTTCATCCCGCCGCAATCCTCCCTGTTTCTGGCTTGCTGATCTGCGTAAATTGGCGCGCCATGGATATCCGATTTCGAGTCGACAGCAAGGAAGCGCAGCAGGCATTCGAAACCGCTCCGGATGTGATGGAGCGCAACTTGGAGCGGTTCCTGTCACGTGGCGCGCAGGAAGTCGCCCGGGCTGCCAAATCCTTCGCACCCAAAGCATTCAGTACCCTGACGAATTCTATTCTTGCTTCCCGCATAGCTCCCCTGCACTGGCGGGTATCACCTGGTGTCAACTACGCGCCCTACGTTGAAGGAGGCACCAGTCCGCATTTTGTTCCGTCCGCAAATCTGCAACCCTGGGTGGAGCGTGTGCTGGGGTTAAGCGGTGCGGAAGCACGACATAGAGCCTTTCTCATCGCCCGTGCGATCAGCCGTCGCGGTACCCGGGCGCAGCCATTCATGCGCCCCGCCGCGGAGCAGATGAGAAGCCGGGTATTCGCACTTCTGAATGAGGGCGTCGACGCTGGCCTGCGTGAGGTATTCGGCAAGTGAGCGCACTCTCCATCCGCATGAATGCCATCAAATCCACGCTGGCCGGGATGTATCCGTCCCGTATTGTCACCCGCGACCTGAAGGATTTTGCCGCACGTCCTCTGCTGGAGCTCAAGCGCGGTATCTATACGGTTCTATCAGCCAGCGAGGGAAATTACAGCCACTACCTTGGGGGCATGACGCGGGATGGAGAGCATCGGGTATTGGTAGTGGCGCAGCTCGCCGTTGCGGAAACAGCGCTCCCTTCCGAGACTGAAGACGCGGAGGGCGTCATGATCGACGAAATAAAGGCGTTTACCCGAAATTTGCCTCCGGAACTAGGTTCTCTCACGCTGACAAGCTGGCGCCAGAGCCAGCAGCTTGATCACCCCTATGGCTGGGTGGCGTTTGATATGACGCTGAAGGAAGGCTGATCGTGGACGCCATTATCTCCGTTGCGTTGCGTGTGCTTATACCGGTCCTGATTATTGCGGGCCTTTGCGGATGGAGTTACCGGGAGGGCGTATCCAGGGAATCAGACCGGCGCGATGCTCAAGAACTCAAGGATAAAAAGCAGGCGGACAAAGATTATGAGGCTGCGGCTCAGGCTGCGACCACACATGCCGTTGCGGCAATCGACTGGAAACGTAAGGCAGAAAACTATTACCGCAAATGGCGGGAGGAGTTCGACGATGTCAATGATGGCCAACTGTCAGAATGCGTCACAGTCAAGGAAAAGGAGAAGCCAGCTGCTGTTGCTGGCTGCCTGCTCAGTGATGATTGGGTCAGGCTGTACAACGCTTCCTGGTTCCCGGACGGCACCCCTGACGCTTCCGCCAGAACTGATGCAAATGCCGTCGGATCCGGTTCCGCTACACCCCGGGAAGCGCTCGCCAACCTCCAAGCCAATGCCCAGTCCTGTGCTCAGGATAGGAAGCGGCAGCGAGAACTGATCAACCTATTGCAGGAGCGGGAGTCCACCCGTGTCAGATCGACAGGAGAGTAATCATGGAGAACGAAATACCCAGCCAGGATGAGCCGCAAAATGGTGGCTCATATGTTCGTAACCCAGACGGAACGCTCACGCGGCGCGAATGGACGAAGGACGAGACCGAAGAACAGGTGGAGGAAGGAACGGAAGAACAGCCGCAGCAATGATCGCGGCGCAACCATAGGAGACTCGCATGGCACGCTATACACGCAATTCGGCCGTCCTGGCAAAGATAGAAACGACCTACGCTACGGATGCGGCGCCCACAGGCTCCGCCAATGCGGTATTGATTTCCAATCTTTCTGTGAACCCGCTGAATTCAAACAATATCGATCGGGATCTTATCCGTCCCTTTTTCGGTTCTTCCGAGCAGCTGATCGGTACGGTTTACAAGGAAATCAGTTTCGATGTGGAGCTTGCAGGCAGCGGCACCGCCGGCACGGCGCCAGCATGGGGAGTGCTGCTGCGTGCCTGTGCTTTCGCTGAAACGCTCAACGCCGGGGTAAGTGCGGATTACACGCCCATTACCGATTCACAGGAATCACTGACGATTTATTATTACCGCTCAGGCGTCCTACACAAGCTCCTCGGCGCGCGCGGCGATTGCACGCTCAAAGCCGGTATCGGCACCCGCCCGGTGTTTTCTTTCAAGTTCATGGGCCTGGACGGAAACATGACTGCGGCGGCCAATCCCAGCCTCACGCTCTCGGCATGGAAAACGCCTTTGTCCGTCAGCGACGCAAATACCGGTGACCTGACATTCGGTTGCACCTATGCAGCGGGCGCATTGTCCGGCGGAACTAGCTACCCCTCACGTGGCCTTGAGCTGCCATTTGCCAATGATGTGGTTCATACGCCCTTGCTCGGCGGGGAGAGCATCGATGTCACCAACAGGCAGATCGGCGGCACATTGGAGCTCGATCTGACCGCCGCACAGGAAGTGGCATTCATGACGAGCGTGAAGGCAAACAGCACCCAGAGCCTGGGCCTGGTACATGGCACAGTGGCAGGCAACAAGGTGCTGCTTTACATGCCAGCGGTACAGTTCATCACCCCCGCAGAGTCGGATCTGAACGGTCGCGCGCTATCCAAATATAACCTGCGGGTGGTCCCTGGAGCGAGCGGCAATGATGAACTCAGGATCGTGGCCATATGAAGCCGATGAAAGAACCCAAGCTGAAAATCGCGCCGGCGCCGACCTTCATGGGGGATCAGGAGATTCGCGCGCACGGCGATGCGCCTTCGCTCATGCTGAAACTGGAATACAGGCATATGGGAAAGTCAGCAGCTCGCGCGTGGCTTGAAGGACTTAAGGATAGCCAGCGCCCGGCCGCTGAAACGTTGCTCGATATCGTCGCCAGCGTACAGGACGAGGCTGACGTCAAAGTCGAAGCATCGGCACAAATTTTCACCGACCTCATGGAGAACTATCCCGCTCCCTTTGCCGACATCGTGACGGCCTGGAGCGATCATCTCATGAAGGCCCGGGAAAAAAACTGATTGAGGCCGCCCGCTGGCTGGTCCGTGGACCGGACAGCCAGGTGCCATGCGATAGTGAAGAGCTTGCCGCGCTCGGGCTGCGATGGGAAGGCGAAGTGCATGATGGGGATTTCGCGGTCTGGCCGGAAAACTGGGCCGTTGTCATGGTCTTCAAGCACATGATGACGCAATGGATCATGGCTTTCAGCGGCCCGGTCGGCCTGAATTACGGCTCACTGTCGAGCGTGTATTCCGTGCTCGGCGTGAAGCGCAAAGAGAGGCGAGACATATTCCCCGATTTTCGTTTGATGGAGCGCGCCGCGCTGGAGTGCATGTATGAAGGCAAATGATATGGATTTTGGGCAAGCACTTGAAGCACTGAAACTGGGAAAGAAAGTCTCCCGTGATGGTTGGAATGGAAAGGGAATGTTTCTCTTCCTGGTTCCTGGAAGTATCTTCAAAGTGAATCGTCCACCATTGCTCGGTATCTACCCAGAAGGCACGGATATCAAGTATCACGCGCACGTGGATATGAAGACGGCGACCGGAGAGATCGTTCCGTGGCTTTGCAGTCAGACCGACATGCTGGCGAACGACTGGGGCATAGTCTCTTGACCGACAAAGACGTCAACATCGATATCACGGCCGATCCCTCCGGTTACCGCCGGGGTGCGGATGAAGCCAAGAAAATTACGCGTGACCTGACCCAGGAGATTTCGTCATCAAATGCGGTACTGTCCCGTCTCGGCGGGATAGCTGCCACAGCTGGTGCGGCCACTGCCGCAGCCATGGGGGTGGTCGCACTTGGCGCATTGGGAGCTGCGAGGAACGTTATCACGACTGCTGATGCCATGGAGACTCTCTCCAAAAAAACCGGATTATCGGCAGAGCAGCTTGGCGCCTGGGAGCTTGCCACTACGCAATCCGATACCAAGTTGGATGGCCTGGCAAAGGGACTCAAGAATGTCTCCAAGTACATGGTTGAGCATAACGACAACCTGGAGAAGCTGGGCATAACGGGCAAAACCTCCGAGGACGTGTTGATCCAGCTCGCCGGCGTGCTATCCCGCATGTCAGATGACGATCCGCGCAAGATGGCTTTGGCCAATGAAGTTCTGAAGGGGTCTTATCAGGATTTGATGCCATTGCTCGCGGAGGGCGAGGAAGGGTTACGGAAACTCCTCGAGCGCGGCCGGGAGCTGAATCCGATTACTTCCGATCTGGCGAAGCAATCAAACCTGTTCAATAGCCAACTGGCAGAACTAAGACTTTCCGCCAGCGGACTTGGAGCATCCCTTGCAACCACTCTTTTACCGCATCTCAATGACATATTGGCATCGATGCGCGCCGCAGCGCGGGAAAGTGGACTGCTGAGTGCCGTATGGGCAGGAATGAAGGGCTTGGCAGCACATGCATTTGGGATTGATGACATTTCCAAGGCACGGGATCGCCTGGAAGAGGTCAAGCGCGAGCTGACCGAAATCAATGTATTCCTGTCCGGGGATATGGCGACGGCAGCGCATACGCAGGCGCTAATTCCGCGCCTCAAAGCGCTGGGTATCGAGAAAGCGGGCCTGGAGTCGAGGCTGAATCCTGCACCTTCCGCTAATATCCCGAAGGCTCCCCCGAGTGATGCCGTACTTGAGAGCATCCTCAAGCCTGGCAGAAAAACTTCCACCAAAAAAACTTCATCGAGCAGTGTAGGAGATTCGGTTTACCTGGATGAAATCCGGGACATTGCCCAGTTGATAAAAGAAGTAAGTGAGCTTACAGAAGGCGAGAAATCCCATCTGCAGGTACTCCAGGACAAGGTCGATGCTTATTCCCATCTTGATCCCGCAGTAAAAACTTATCTGCAAACCACGATCGATCAGGCTAACCAGGTGGAGCGGGCCAAGGCATTCGAGGATTCGTCAAGAAAACTCCTCGAGGAAAACCAGAGCCTCAACGTGGGACTGATCCAGTCCGATAAAGAGCGGGTGCTGGCGCAGCTGGCGCTGGAACACCAGCGCTCACTGGACCGGATCAGTGGCATGAAGCTGGAAAGCGACCAGGTGCAGGCCCTGATCGACCAGGAAACGCAGAATTACGAGCTGCGCATGAAGAAAGCGCAGCAATCGGTGCAACAGGGGACCGAGAAAACTTCCGACCTGGTCAAGAGCCTGGGGCTGCAATTCACCAGCGCATTCGAGAATGCCATCTCCAGTGGCCAGAAATTCACTGACGTGCTGCTGGGACTCGAGCGCGACGTGGAGAGGATGCTGGCGCGGCAGCTGGTCACAAAGCCGATTCTCGGCATGCTTGAGAAAGTAACGGATGGTTTCCTCGGAAGCTTTCTGAATGGCCTGTTTGGCGGGGGTGCTGGCGGCAAGACGGGCGTATCCGGTGGCGGCCTCACTGGTTTCGCCGCGAAAGGTGCGTGGTTCGATGGTGCCATGAGCTATTTTGCCGACGGCGGCATCATCGATCGAATCACCCCTTTCCTCTTCGGCAATGGCGGGCGCCTCGGCGTGGCGGGCGAAGCTGGTCCGGAAGGCATATTCCCCCTCAAGCGCGGCGCCAACGGTCAGCTCGGCGTGCAGGGAACCGGCGCCAGCGTCAGTGTGCAGCTGAATCTGATCGAATCCCCCGGCAATGGCGGTCAGGCCCAGCAGCGCCAGGACGAAAATGGAAATCTGACCTTGGACGTCATGGTCGAGCAGATAGAGGGCAAGATGGGGCGCAACATCATGCGCGGCAATGGACTGGCCCCCATCCTGGAAGGCAAGTATGGCCTCAATCCCGCGGCAGGGGTGATGCGCTGATGGCCACGTGGCCCGCCCCCCTGCCGCCGCCAACGCTTTCCGGATACGGCGGCTCACCCGTCCAGGCGTTCGTGCGCACGGACATGGATGCGGGCACTGCGCGCCAGCGGCGCCGCTTTACCGATGTGCCGGAAGAGTTGACCATTACCTGGAAATTTACGGCGACGGAAATGGGAATTTTCCGCTTGTTCTGGATCCAGGATCTGAACTATGGCACGGACTGGCTGACCCTTACACTGGACCTGGGCAGCGGCATGGCCGCGTACGACGTGCGTTTCACCAAGCCGTACAAATACCAGGCGCTGCCCGGCATGAATTGGCAGGTATCGGGGGATATCGAGGTGAGCGATGCCTGATCCGACGATTTCACAAGCATGGAAGGAAGCGGCGGCCACCGCGCCCGCCGGCGAAGTGATGCTGCATACGCTCGAATTCCGCCACCCCAATTTCATTGATGAGGTCGGCCAACCGACCGCTATTCGCGTGGTGCTCGGCCACGCTGATCTGGAAGCAAAACTGGAGGTTGGTGCGCCGCTCAATCCGGGCGAATTCGTGACATTCATCGCATTCAGTTTCGGCATGACGCTGCCGGAAACACGCATCGCCAGTTCCCCTGAGCTGGTGATCACGATGGACAACGTCAGTACGGAAATCGAGGCTAATCTGGCATTGGGCACCGCCTCCCCTTACAAGATTGAAGTTACGTATCGCGCCTATCTGGCCAGCGACCTGACCACGCCACAAAACATTCCCCCTTTGACCATGACGCTGGCCGGTGCCTCGGCAACCGATCAGCAGGTTGAAGCCCGGGCGAATTTCGGAGATCCGGCAAATCTCAAATTTCCGGATGCAACTTATACGACCACTGCCTACCCGGGGCTGGCACGATGAAGTGGAACGAATACGTGGGCATTCCATGGGAGCGTGGTGCTGCCGGGCCGCATGCCTATAACTGCTGGAATTTCGTGCGGCACATCCAGCTCGAGCATTTCGGGCGGGACTTGCCGCAAGTCATGATGAATGAAGACCGGCCCATGGGGTGGGTGCGCCTGCTGCATCGCCATCCCGCGCGCCGGAACTGGCAGGAAACCACAACGCCTTCCGAGGGGGATTGCGTCGAGATGGGCACCGGAAAATCCATCACGCACATCGGCGTATGGGTGGATACGGACCATGGCGGGGTGCTGCATTGCCTGCAGGGAGCGGGCGTGGTGTTCTCCAACCGGTTCGTGGTGCGGTCGGAATGGCCGCTCCTCAGATTCTGGCGGTGGGAGGGGGAGTGCCGTGCGGGCTAATGTCGTCATCGTCAGGAGCGAGCTTTCCGGGGAACGGGAGACTTTCCAGATTACGCGCCGCCGGCGTATCCGCGCTCTGGCTCCGAAGAGCGACTTGCCGATGATCTGCATCGTCAATGGCGTGCCGGTTCTGCGTGAGAAAAGAGGATGGGATCGCTGCATAGAGGATGGCGATATCGTCAGCTTCGTCATCCGGCCGCTGGGAAAAGGCGGCGGATCGCTCATTCTCAAGATTGTTCTGATGCTGGCGATGGCGGTCGCTGCGGTAGCAACTGGTGGAGCGTTGGCGCCGCTTCTGGGAATATCCGGGCCATTGATCGGGAGTATTACTGGCGAGATGATCGTTTCCGGTATCGTGTTCGCCGTCGGCTCGAATATGCTGAATGCACTCATGGGCTCGCCGAGAAAACCGAGCCCCCTGCAGTTTCAGGCGCAGGCTTCTCCCTCTCCGACCTATAGCCTGGGAGCGCAGGGCAATCGTGCTCGCATAGGCGAGGCAGTCCCGGAAATATTCGGCAGGCACCTGATCTACCCGGATTTCGGCGCAGAACCGTATACAGAATTCGCGGGAAACGAACAGTATCTCTACCAGCTCTTCGTGATCGGGCGCGGCTACTACGATTTCGAATCGCTGAGCATCGAGGACACGCCGATCGCGAGTTTCCCGGAAGTGACCTATGAATGGCTCGGCCCCGGCCAGCCGGTGACGCTCTTTCCCGTCAACGTGGTGACGGCAGGGGAGGTGGCCGGGCAGGAGCTGCTGACGAATACCACCGTTGGACCTTTCGTTATCAATCCCCCCGGCTCGCAGATCAACACCATTGCGGTCGATGTGGTTTGTCCGCGTGGCCTGTACTACGCCACGGACAATGGCGGTCTGACGCAAATGAGCGTGCTGGTCTCCCTCGAGATACGCACCGTGGATGATATCGGCGCGCCGATCGGCAACTGGCAGGCGATTGAGGAGACCAACACCTACTATTATTCCGGCTACTGGTCCAGAGGTTACGCCTCGACTTTTATATTCGGCACAACCGCTCCATGGACGCAGACCGGATACGGAAGCACCAATCCCGCGGACCATTATTCCGGTGAGCTCATAGGCACGATCTTCGTGGGTGGAATCGTGTACCAGGAAAATTGGCGCTGGATGCCTTTTGGTTCGGACCCGCATCCGCCACGCAGCTATGTCGCGACCGTCCAGCCGATCCAGATCACGGATGCGACCGCCACGCCGATACGCCGCACCTATAAATTCAGCGTGGGCCCCGGTCGCTACGAAGCGCGCCTGACCCGGAAAGATACCAAGGATGAATCCACACGCGTAGGGCATGACGTGATGTGGACTGGTTTGCGCGGATATATTCCTTCTTCACAGGCTTATCCGGATGTGACCATGCTGGCGGTGCGCATGCGCGCGACCAACAGCCTTTCGCAGGAATCCTCGCGCAAGATCAATCTCATCGCCAAGCGCCGTTTGCCCGTCTGGAACGGGACAACCTGGAGCCAACCTACGCATACGCGCTCGATCGCCTGGGCATTGGCGTATATCTGCAAGACGCGTTTGCCGGACAGCCGCTACGACCTCGCATGGCTGCTGGCGAAGGATGCCGCCTGGACTGCGCGCGGGGACAGGTTCGATGCCATATTCGATTCGCAGATGACATTCGGCGAGGCATTGACCGCAACGGCACGCGCCGGCAGGGCGAAATGGTTCCAGCACGGCATGGTGATCCGCTTCTTTCGGGATGAGCCGGCCACCATGCCGGTGGCGCTATTCAACATGCGCAACACCGTGCGCGGCTCGTTCAAAACTGACTACGTCATGAGCGGGGATGAAACCGCTGATTCCGTGATCGTCGAGTATTTCGATGAGACCACCTGGACGCAAAAAGAGGTGCTATGCCAGTTGCCCGGATACAGCGCTGACCAGCCGGCAAAGCTGACCCTCTTTGGCGTAACCAGCCATAACCAGGCCTGGCGCGAGGGGATGTACGAGGCGGCCAGCAACCGCTACCGGCGCATCCTGCCATCGCTGACGACCGAGATGGAGGGATTTATCCCCTTGCCTGGAGACCTGGTGGCGCTGCAGCGTGATCGCCCAGGCTGGGGACAATCGGGTGATGTGGTGGCCTATGATGCCGCGACGAAAACCCTGACGCTTTCCGAGCCGCTGGCATGGGCGACCGGCACGCATTATTTCGGGTTCCGCAAGCGTGACGGCAGCCTGTCCAGTCCGTGGAGCGCCACGGCAGGCGTGGATGATCACCATGCCGTGCTGAGCACGGCGCTGGATTTCACTCCTGATACCGGCCGCGACCGGGAGCGCACATCCTACGTATTCGGTCCCGCTACCAGCTTCTATCAGCAAGTGCGGGTCATCTCGCCTCGCCCCCGCTCGATGGAACGCGTCGAACTCTCGTTCGTCGTAGAGGATCCCGCCGTCCATACAGCCGACACCGGCACAGCCCCGCCGCCTTCCACCGCATGGAATCTGCCGGCGCAAATCACGCGTCCGCATGTTAGCGGCGTGAATGTCACGCTGGGAGGCACCGCCGGCACACCGTTGCTGCTTATCTCCTGGGTGCCTGCGGCGGGAGCCGATCATTACTATGTCGAATGGTCGTACAACGATGGCAGCAGCTGGCAGCGGGCGGGAATCGCATCAGCCACCAATGCGTCAATCCCGGCGCAGCGCGGGCCGGTGCGGGTGCGCGTGGCGGGGGTGGGCCTTGGCGTGG